TACGATTTATCTAAACTTGATGACGATACAAGGTTGCAGATCATGCTTGGATCATGGGGAAAGGGTTTCTTCTTTGATTGGTTTACTCGATTTCCCACTCGGCTGGGTGGCATATCACAAGATGCAAAGACAGTTAAAGGTGAAGTAAAGGGATTTCTAACATTGATTGTCTATCTCTCGGCTGCAAAAGAATCTGGTGTGAACCTATGTCCATACCATGAACTCGCAAAATGTGCCGAAGATTGTTTGAAAGAAGCAGGGCGAGGGAAGTTTCCAACTGTTAAGATGTCTCGATTGCAACGCACTCTATTCATGCTTCAGTATCCTGAAGAGTTTAAGAAACTTCTTTACAAAGAGATACGAAGACTAGAACGTGCAGCCAAAAGGAAAAACCTTATACCTGCCGTCAGGATTAATGGCACATCAGATGTTTATTGGGAGAACAAGTTGCCAGAATTGTTTACTGATTTTCCACACATACAGTTTTATGATTACACAAAGGCACCCAACAGGAAAGTGCCTAAGAATTATCACTTAACATTTAGTTATTCTGGTGTACCTGAGTATCAGAAGGTTGTCAGGAAAGCACTGAAGAATAACCTCAACATGGCTGTTGTCTTCGACAGCATAAAGAACATACCCAAGATCTTTATGGGCAGACAGGTCGTCTCTGGAGATGAGAGCGATCTTCGTTTCAAAGATCCTGATAACTCCATAGTAGCATTGAAAGCCAAAGGCAGTGCCGTCAATAATACTGAAGGATTCGTTGTTCGACCTAATGGCACACTTAACTAAACACCTAACCAAAGGAGAAAGATATGGCGTTCGGAGATATACCACGTTATGTAGAGACTCAGCCTATGACTGAGAGAGATGTCCCCAGTCTGTGGACAAGTTCTAAAAAGCTTAAGATGGAAATGAGGATTACCCAGCTTGAGGATCTCATGATACATGAGGATGCGACAAAGACTACATTGCAGATATGGGGATCTGGAGAAGAACTTCAAAAGAAAATCATGGCAATATACACTGCATTGAAAACATATGGTTCAGTCTTTTATCTGCCTGATTACTACAGAGATAATGATCCACACATTATCGTTATCAGAACACCTAAATACATGGAGGAAAATGGATATGTCTAAACTAGCAATAGAAAAAGCAGCCAAGAGGTTAGAAAAAGTTCTTGGAAAAGATTTTACTAAGGATTTAAAAAAATTAAATGAAATTTTTAGCAAGAAAAAACCAGAGGAAAAATCAGATGGCAAGTAGAACAATCAGAGAGATAGCAGAAGAAACTCTTAATATATTCATAGCTGACAATGTTAAATGCTTTGGTGCAAGACCATACTTGGAAGCAATGGCATACATAGAGACACCTAATGATAGTTTTGGGCTGGACTCTGGGCGAAGTATTGTTACTTACTTTCTGGTTAATGCCTCCACATGGAGGGGACCTGATGCCAGAAGGATTAAAGCTGAACTGAAAAAACTATTGGGGAAAGGACATGGCTAAATATCTTTTTAGAATAACCAAAACAACAGAAGCTTACATTGAAGAATCAGGTTTCACTGAGATCAAAGCAATGAGAAAAGCACAAGACCGATTTGATAAAATACTAGAGGAGGGAATAAGAGATAAAGATTATCCACACGTTGAAACTGAGATTGTCCAGGTTGATCGTGATACCTATGAACCAATTGATTAAGGAGAGAATCAAATGACGATGGATAAAGCGTGTCGTATCGTAGGATACAATGCACAACGGTATGCGATAAGAAACATGACCAAAGCATTAAAGATGTTTCGGTTTGGTAATACTGAGGAAGAAGAGGCTCGATTACAGGCTGGTCTTTTTGTCCTCAGAAGATGGAAGAAATACCAACAAGCCTGTTCTGATTACAGAGATAACAAATTTAGGAGAGCATAATGAAGCCACAAATATACGATCAGCATCACAGCAGTAAACTGATAGCACAACTTCCCACTAATCCAGATGAGGAGGACATAGAAGATTTTGAGTACACTATTAATCATCACATTGGAAACGCCATCGAGAAACATGGAAGAAATATGTGGGTTAAAGGCGTTGATTTAGGATGGGATAAAAGGGTAGGCGAGCAATGGATTAACCTTACCAACCCACAAGATATCTGGAAGAGGGTAATACCTGACACAAATTTCTTTTCCTTCTCGTTATACAAGACAGGGGAAAAGACATACAAGGCTGTCTGCTCACATCACGATGTGCCGACAGGAGAGAAGTATTATTATAAATTTATCAAAGGAGAGAAAGAATGAAGACAGTACCAAAGTATGAACTCAAAGGAGACAAGGTTGAAGCTTATGAGAAAAAAGACATAGAGAACTTGGCTCATGCTTTTAAAGAAGCATACGGTGTGTGGGTGCAGGAATGGGAACGTCAGGGAGCTAAAGATGAAGGCTCTTGCGTACTCGGGAACGGATTAATCGTTTGGTGGTCTGCACCCAGAAAACGCACTGCGAAACCGTTAATGGTAGTACGACCGCCTCCGACACAAGGGTGCTTGTCGCAGGAAAATTCTATGGATGCAGCCATCACATACCTTCGTGATCGTTACGATATCAATGTTGAATATACGCCTGGACGTATGGATTAGAAAGGAGTACACTATGTCAGGACCACATACAGATAAAGCAGAACAAGACTACGAAAACAGAGAGGAGGAAAGTAACGTGGAAGATATAAATAATCATATTCAAAATGAAACAATTATTATTCATCAAAAGCTAGAGGTAGAGACAAAGAATATGACCTTTAGTTTGATCTATCAAAAGAATGATGGAACGACAGCAGTAAAGCCTTTCCAGGTATACACTTATAAAGATTTGTTTTTAAATATAACAAAATTTATTAACGACAACTGCTTATATCACGACAACATACTTGGGATTGTAGAAAAGTATGTACCAATACTTGCCAACATATCAGAACAAACAGATTATATGGAGGACTAAAATGCCAAATCACACAACAAACGAAGTAGAAATATCAGGGGATGAGGAAATTATAGCTGAAGTTATTAAGCTTATGACAAAGAAGCATGAAGGTTCTGAAATTGAGGATGTTACCTTCAGTAAAATAATTCCCTCACCTGATTGGGACACAACACCCAACGAGAATGGTGAATTGCCAACTGAAGTAGAGGAAATTAAAAATAAGGAAGGCGATGTTGTCATGTCTGTTAAGAGATTCCCTTGTGGGAAAACAGATGACAGATGGTATAACTGGAACATAAAAAACTGGGGTACCAAATGGGATGCCTATAACACAGATATTTATGAGGACGAGACATCTGTTCACATGAGCTTCCAAACTGCATGGGCGCCACCAGTAGAGGTTGCACAGGAGCTAAGAAAAAGGTTCAAGTCTGTTGAGATAAAATGGATGTTCAACCAAGAAGAAGATCCTCGTTATCAATGGCAGGATCTGATGAATGAAATCTAATCACATTGCTCTTGAAATATTCAAGGAGTTCGTCTCTTTCTGTGACACACGTAAGTCACTTGAAGATTGGTGGAGAGCAAACCGAACAACACTAAAAACAATAGAGACTACCGACCTTGCAACGCACAAGGAGATCATCGGTGTATTTAAACAGAGATCTGACGAGATCAAAAAGGAGAGAGAGAATGGCTGATACAAAATTAGAAAATAAATGGGTAAAAAGAATTGCTCCTATTTTACTTGGAGCCAAAGTAGTTCACCTACAATACCAAGAGAAGGAGGAGTATTGGGACAGCAAACCATTAGAGATTCACTTTAGTAATGGCGTTGTATTATTCGCCATGAGGGATGATGAAGGCAACGATGGTGGAGCGTATGGCCTTGGGTATACTGATAAAGTTACACCAAAAACTATTAAAGCAATCAGAGACTTAGCAGGCGGCACTATTCCCGTCATGAGATAAAGGAGAGAGACTATGGGTTACACAAACTATTGGACACAACATAAAGATATTTCAAAGCATAACTGGATTACAATACAGAGAGAAGTCGAGTACCTAAGAGAATACATTGGTGATGGCTGCATCGAAGTATTTAAAAACGGATCAGACTTTATTTCTTTAAATGGCAGAGGTGATAATGCACATGAGCATTTTGTTATCCAAAGAACAAAATCAAAGGATGGTTTTAATTTTTGTAAGACAAACAGAAAGCCTTATGACCTTGCAGTATGGCATATGCTCACGTACATGAGCCATCTCCTTGGTAAAGACTTTGAGATTAGCAGAGACAGATAGGAGAATATTATGTCAGGATTACTACCTCTATCATATACACTTGTTAGAACTTTAATTGGTGATGATGGGTATTATAAAATAGACAGAGATGATGGTGGGCCTCCTCTTGGTTCATATAAAAAAAGGAAAAGCCTAAAAGGTTTAAATCTTTTGCTTGATTTAGAAATAGCAACGATAAGGATATACAATTCTAAAAAGAAATATTTAGGCTTTATCTATTGGAACAATTGGAATGAGGGTGATGAAAGAGTAAGTGATTACAGCACCTATTTTGATGAACATTGGGGGAAGTTCGGAGCAACAGCAACGTGTGACTTCGAATCAATTGGAGACTTGTGCCGTGACTGGCATGAGAAATGGAGAGAACTTTAACAAAGGAGGAACTATGAGTTTTAAAATATACTTTAGCCCTAAAGAAATCTCTATGGCAGAGCAGGCCGGGGCGTTTAGATCACAGCTTGCCCGTGCTTCGGGAGTTAAGAACCAACGCATTGATCCAATTCGATCTGATGAAGAGATTGATATTGCTGGTATCAAAGCAGAGATGGCAGTTGCTAAACTGTATCAGCTTGACCACGACCCCTATCATTTTGGGATAGACTCAGGTGTGGACTTGTGGTCAGGTGAAACATCTATTGATGTCAAGTCAACCTTCCATCCCAACGGACACCTTGTTTTTAAATCACTTGATGCATTTAAAGCTGACATTGCAATGCTTTGCATTGTTCAAGACAACGTGGTGAAGGTTACTGGTGGGTGTGAGAGGCATTGGTTTATGGAGAATCATGTAAGCCGAACCTTTTCTAAGAACAAGAAGGTTTCATTCCCTTCTTTAACACAAGGAGATCTCGAGCCTGTTAATCAGATTTGGAATATTCTTACTCATGCAAGATTATATTAGGAGGTAAAATGTGGATAATACCAAAGAATCTATACGGCACTTGTCCCTCTGTGCAGGATACGGAGGGATCGACCTTGGACTCAGAAGAGTTCTGCCAGAGTGCCGAACAGT